GATGAACATCGCCTTTTCTGCGTCAACACGCAAGGTTACGTCTGCTGTGATCAGCTTCTTCTTGCTGTCGCCCGTGTCGCCGATTTCCTTGGGTTTGAAACCGTCAAGGAACGCCATAGAGGCGTACTCTGGGTTCACGCCAAACACCTGGGTAGCACCGCTCATGATGTAGTGCGGAACGATCTCCAGTTCGCCGAAGTCGGACATATAGACGTCAGCACCACCAATGATGCGGCCCTGCTCCTTCTTGCCCACTTGGTAACGGTTGACCGCGATACCCGTGAACGCCGAGAACAGCGTCTTGTGGTTGGGCGACATGACCACCTGGCGGGGGATCATCCCGCTTTGTGTGTATGTCGATTGCACCACCGTCTTGAGCAGGGCTTCCGTGAATGCGCGGGCAGTGCCAGCCGTAGGTGCCACAGTCGCAGCGCCAGAGGTGTGTGCTGGCGTAGACCCACCAGCACCGTGCGAGGTGTTGGTGTAGGTCATTGCGCCCAAGCCCGCCAGTTTGGATGCAGTGGTGGAGTTACCGGCCACTGCGACGTTGCTGGACAGAACGGCGGCTTCCATGTCGCGCTTCATCTCCTTCATCATCTTGGCCGTTTGATAAGCCATGGCGGTCTTCTGGCCCGCTTTGTTGACGATGTCGGCGCGGCGAGATACCACGGGCTGCTTGCTGAAGATTTGGCAGTAATTGCCCACTCGTTCAGTCCCCGTGATTGCCGTGCCCGCGAAGTCGTCACCGTCGATCAGGGCGTTGTCCTTGTTCGCCGCTGCCAGCGAATCACGCTGCCACTCGTGGTACGTGTTCGATGCAGTGGACTTGCCCAGACCGGAGGTAACGGGGGTTTCCTCGGGCGACGTATTGAAGATCTTGTCGATCAGGTCTTCCCGGACGGCGTTATTGACGTCATAACGGTCAAACGTATTTGCTGGTTGTGCCATTTCTAATTTCCTTTACCGGCCAGTGGCCGACAAGTAGGCCGCTAGGTCATCCAGCTTTGCGCCACCCTTGCGGGCGAATCGCGTTTCAAGCTGTTTGATCTTGGTTTCCGAGCGGGCTACGGGTTGTTTGGTCGCAGGCAGCTTGGGCGCTGATTGCGCTTTTTGCTGGACTGCCGGTTTCTTGTCTTGCAGGGCGCGATACGCCACTGCATCGCGCAGAGCTAGTACCAGGCGCGGGTCGTAGACGTTGGAAAACTCCTGTTCTCCAAAGCCGTAACGCTTTGACGCTTCCTGATAAATCCCTGCCAGTTTGGGCTTGTCGATGCCCTTTTCTTGAAGGACATTCCATGCGCGCTGGAACAGTTGCTGGCGCTGTTGTGCCTGCATTTGCATGGCCTGTTCCTGCTCGGCTTGCATCCCCTGCTGGAGTTGCTGCAACCGGCTTTGCACATGAGCGGCACGTTGCTGCTCTTGCACCCAAAGGGACGGGTCGGAATGCGACAAAGCCGCCATTTCTTCTGCCGACCGAAAGCCTGCAAGCTCTCGGACTGCCGCATGGGCCAACGCCACTTGCTGCATGTAGTGGTTGCGAGACTTTTCAATCTCAGACGTAACCACCTCGAAGGCTTGCCGTTCGCGCTCTGCCAGAGCCTGCGTCTTAACTGTGTAGTCGCGCTGGCGCTGATAGCCTGCGATCAGCTCTTTTTGATCAACCTCTAGGGTCTGATCAGCACCGTCTTCGCCTTTGACAGTGACTTTGAAAACTACGCTTGGTTGATCTTTGGCTTCTTCCTCCGAGGCTTGTGCTTCGGATTCATCAACTGCGCTTTCGTCCTCATCTGGGTCTTCTTGCGAGTCCGTCTGAGGTTGTGCGTCGTCTTCTTGTTCGTCAGGGGCCTCTAAGGGCTTGTCCTCAAGAAACGACGCAAGGTCATCCAAACTACCGGGTGCTGATACAGCTTGTCCGTCCATTTTTTGCTTTCGCTCTGAACCCTTCCAAAGCCACCGGAAGGGCTACGGGGTCGCATCACTGCGGTTGCCCCAAAAGACAAGGTGGCTTGCCTACAAAACGCGGCGCATCAGCTTTTTAGCTGCGCTCTCGTTTCTCATGTCGTCCAGTTCCAACTGGCGTTGGGCGAACTTTCCGCCGTCCACCATCCCAGACAAAACGCTCTCGAACTTGTCAGTCAGCTTTGCAAGCTGTAGCAACAGGACTTGCCCCTCTTTGTCACGAACCGGGCATTTCTTCCATGCGTCGATGACCTCAGCGCGCAGGGCTTCCATCGCTGATTTGTATGCAGGGTTGTCCAGCACTTGCGATGCCTCGAAACCCTTTTGGGCAATCTGTTGGTTGGTCATGTCAGTAGCGCTATCAGCGCGTCTTCTTCGTCTTGCTCTTGCTCTTGCTGCACGCGGCGCACCCAGAATGCAACCTGCGCGAGGAACAACTGGTACACATCGGGCGTGTCGGCCTTGGGCATCTCGGGGGCTTGTGCCTGCCACTGGCGCATCAGCGTTTTCAGCTTTTGCTCGCCATCTCCGGCCAATACCGCTTGTGCGGCTTCCACTTCGATAACCTTGGCGCGCTTCTTTGCCCTGCGGCCCTTGGGCTTGAACCGTTCGGCGCGTGCTTCTAAAACCTCTTGCAGATACGTCTTGCGATAGACGATCTGCGCGCCCATCTCAAACCCCGCATTGCGGGGTGGCGCTTCTTCTTCGGGCGGCGTCTCGCCTGTTTGCGCGAAGAGTAGTAGCAGCACGGCTAGTAAATGAAGGCGACGGTCTGCGTCTCAGCTTCGTAATCCACAACCACGGATGCGCCTACCGGGGCCAAATCGGCAATGGTTGCGACGCGAATGGTGATATCTCCGGGCTGTGATACTTCAATGCCAGGTGCAAGGCCCATCGGCATGATGGCAGTCAGGCCATCGTCCGGGGTTTGGCATTCGACGGTGGTGTAGCCGTTGATATTGCCTTCGTTGTCGCGGGTGTTGACGATGACTACGCAATTTTTCATGGTGATACTTTCAAGTGAATGTGGTTGCCACTTTGACTTCGCCAGCACCAATCGCAGTGGTGTCGAGATCGCCCGCTGCGCCAGTGATGGAGAGTGAAATGCCGGTTGCAAAGCGCAATCCGTTCGATCCACCGTTAACCAGCACAGTGGCGTTAGATGGAATTGCAATGGTTAACACTGGAACCGATGTGCCGACAGTCGGGGCGGTGGTCAGGTTGAACAGCTTGAGGAATCGCGTAGCTGCGTTGGTGTTGCTGGCTGCGATGCTCCACAGCGTGCCTGCGGTGTTCTTGATCAACGTCGCGTTGGTGGTCGCTGCACTGTTCGTGAATGTCGTGCTGGGCGTGACAGGCAGCACCGTGCCGCCAGTTACCGTAGCTGTTACGGTTCCTGAGACGGGTTGGGTTGCCGACACCTGTGCGCCGGGGATTGGCTCGGTCGCGTAGGTTCCCGGGATCATCGTCCAGACCTGCGTGCCAGAGGTCCAAGCCGTAGCGCGCACGCGGAACCACTTCATCGCGTTGACCGACAGTTCCCACGCATACGCAGGAGCTGCACCCAATACGCCGGACGTGGTTTCCACGGTGTTCGCGTTGGAGCGAATGGCCTGCACACCAAACCACGCGCCATCTGTGCCGTTGGTGCTGTTCAGTGAGCCTTCAAACGTGACGTTCACACCGGCGAAAGTGCCGGTGCAGTGAATCATCAGGTTTGAGAACCGCTCCGTGTTCACGAATACCGTGCTGGTGGCGCTCGTCACATTGCCAACGGTCGGCGCATAGCTGGCGGGCTTGCTGGCTACCTTCAACCGGCCTTCTTCATCCATTTTCAGTATGGTGTAGTCGCCATCGTTGGCGGTCGGCGAGTCGTTGTCCGAGCGGATCGCCAGCATCAGATTGCCGGTTGCACCCGATACATGTGGGGTGTCTTCGGCGTAGGCAGAAGCAGACGTGATAGGCAGCGGGTTGGCCTCACTGATGCGGGAGGATGCGCCATCACCGCCAATGTCCAGCTTCACTACCTGATACTGCACACCGCCCACATCGTCGGTCGCCACCACATCGCCTGCACCTGGCAGGGTTACGTTATCTGCCATTACTGCACCCCAATCACTTTGCCTGTCTCATCACGCACAACTGTTCGCATCTGCGATCCTTGCTGAACGCCTACAACCTTGCCAGTCTCATCCCGCACGATGGCCTTAGGCGCGTTGGATTGCTCCACCAGCGCGCCAAGCGCTTGCATGACTGCGTCCATAGGGTCGGGCTTCTCCCATACTTCGCCCGTCTCTGGGTTGATCTCCAGGCCTGTCAATTGCGACTCAGGATGTGCAATGCGGGCCGTGATGATCTTGGTCTTGTTGTCGGCATCGGTCTTGTAGCGCTCGAGCTCCAGCTGCTGCGCCTCTAGCTGGGCTTCGTATCGCGCCTTCATCAGCTCGCGCTCTGCGTCGCGTGCATCGTTGGCAGCTTGTAGTTCAAGCTGCATTTGCGTCTCGCGCTGCTTTGCTTCGGCCTGCAACGATTCACGCTGCAAAGTTAGTACCTGTTCAGCTTGGAACTTCTGCGCGTCGGCCTGAAGCTCCATTTGCTTGACCAATACTTGAGGCGGTGGCGGTGGAGGCTGCTGGGGTGGCGGGGGTTCCTTGACAGGGTCTCGCCAGAAATCGCCCACGTTCTTAAAGCCAGCGTTCTCCACCAGCTTGGCTTGCGTGTTGTAAATTTTGGTCGGATCAATCAGCGCGGGGCCAAATGGGGATTGTGCAAGCGCCATCTGAGACTGGAAGATCGCGCTCAGGTGGCGAAGCTGCATATCCTTGTCGCCAGTTCCCAGGCCGACATTGATCGTCATGTCATACGAATCACGCCACTCCTGCGGGTCGTACTCTATAAAATCGTTGCGCAATCTGAAGGCAATCTTCTGCATCTCGCCTTCTGTCAGCAGCTTCAGAATACCCTGGAAGATCGGCTTCACCAAGCACTCTGCCATGATGCGAGCAATCAGCTTGATGCGCATCTGGCTTGCGTTCATCAGGCGGGCCGACTCGCCATTGGTTTTTTCCAACCCATCAGCGCCGAGGCCTTGCGAGTAACGCGTCACGCCTGTGCGGTTCTCACGCATGGCATCAACGTATTCGAGGATCGGCAGAGTTTGCCCACCGACGAATGGCGTCACATATTCCTGAATTCCGTCCATGCTCTGCGTGCGCAGAATGCCACCGGGGCGGGCGTCTAGCAGGTCATCAATGTTTGCCAGTGGCGAGCCTTGCGCATTGGTGAGAACCTTCGTGCGCGGCGTGTTCGCCAGATACAGCGAATTGAGCATCTGACGGGTCATCTCCGTCTTGAGCTGCTGAATGTCGCTCACCGTTTCGGCGATGCTCATGCCATCCCAGCGGTGCGCCACCAGTATTGGGGACGCGGTAGCAATGGGAACGTGCGATTCTTCCTCGTTCTTGAGGATGCGATTCTTCAAGCGATAGACACAGCGACGTTCGGCAATGCCGTCGCCGTCATAGTCCACCAACACGTATTCAATGCGGAGGTAGCCTTCAGTCAGTGAGTCGTCTTCGACGCTAACCATGGTGTCGTCTTCGTAGGCGTCACCGTTCTGGCTCAGGCGTGAGGTGCGAAACTCTGCATCTGCCGATTCGCTGGGGTCATCCGAGCCCGACAGATCTTCTGCCGTCACATCGGAGTAGCCCATCTCAATCAAGTCGGAGAGCGTCACACGCATGATGCGGGCGACATACGGGCAATCGTGCAACAGTGGTTTAGTCCAGTCGCGTTTAACCAGCAAATCCTCGGGCGGGAATGCCTCTACCTTGATCTCCTGGTTCGCTTCTTCCCGCTCAAGCGTAGCGTTATAGATCGCCAGCACTTCGCCGGTCATCGGGTCTTGCACCTGCCCCACTGGCTCAGCATTGAGGATTTCACCGCCCTGCTCTAGCGCCATCGTCAGTTGCATTTCACTCACGCCACGCAACGGGGCCTTAACCTTGCGGCGTTTTGTTTCCTTGCGCCAGTGAACGGCACCGTTCTTCACAAGTAGTGCGTCCTTGATCGCTGTATAAAGGATCAGGAAGCCGTCATTCTTCTTGTTGAAGATGTAATTGCAAGTGTCCGTAGCCTGCTCTGCGCCCTTCACGTCTTCTTGGCTGGTTGGCTCAAACGACACAATGGAGTCAGTAGCCGCGAAAATGTCCAGCAGTTGCGGCAAGATCCATTCCACAGTGTCTTGCACGTCGCTTGTGACAATGGACGACCATCCATCTTCCTCATTGCCGTAGGGCATACGGAAGTACTCGCGCTGGGCCTTCTCGCGCTCTCCACCAAGCGCACCCCAAACGAACGCCGCCGAATCCTCCTCCAGCGTCTGGAGGTGGTTCAGCAGGGCCTCGTCGTCCATCTTCTTCACTTGGTGGCCTTCTTCTTTGGCAACTCAATCTCGACGGTCGCAGTCGCAGGCACTTGCCTTCCATCCAGCACATCAGCCAGCAGATCAGCCAATGCCTCAGCAGACGCTGGACGGCCCATAGCTACGCCCTTGAGCAGCTCGCGCAGTTGTTCTTTCATATAAGTGGCTTTCTCTTGTATTGGATTGGCTTGGATGCTTCCGCGTTGCCCATCTGGTCAACGGCCATACCTGCGTAACGGAACATGTCCGCACCGTGGCTGTGTTGGTCGTGTAGTGGCGCGCCTGGCTCGTTGGTGCGCAGGTTGATCGTTCGCCGATAGCGCTTCAAATGCTCCAGCAAAGCGCTTGTTTTTTCTTTGTCGAAATACGTGCGCGGAAACATCATTCGCGT